ATTTATGCCAAGCGCTTTGTAAACGCTGGCCATTTGATACGAACCATTGATAAATATATAAACAATTTTTAAAAGTATTTTTTGAACTTAATGCAACTAAAATATTTTCATTTGAAGCATTTGCAAATTTAAACAAATCAGCAGGAATATATTTTGGTACGTTTGCTGTAACATCTTCACCATTGTTTGTTTCCCCATCTGCTTCAACATACATTTCTCTAACACCAGAAAATTGTCCTTTGTTAAAAGCAAAGAAAACATTTGTTCCATTACCTACTGGTTTTACTTTATCTGAACTTTCAAATTCTGTTGTAACAGATACGTTAACATTTGCAGGAGTTAATGATGCTCCACCAATTAAAATAAATTGTGTTTGGTCTGAAAACAGTAAAAGTTTTTCATCAAAAGCAACTGCTGATTTTAATATTGATACTTTTGTGTGTGCTACGTTAATATCAATAACATCAGTATCAAGGGCATCTGTAACTGTTTCATTAAAAAATTCAAAAAATTCTCCAGCTCTTGACATGGTAACATTTTCATTTGTTAAAAAACCAAGTCTGTTTCTATGAAAAAATATATCTTTAATTTTTGCATCAACAAAAGATGGATTAGGAGAACTATCTAAATCTCCAACATCTCTTGTACCCCATGCAGGAACAGAATAAGATGTTGCACCTATTGTATAACTTGAACCATTAGCAGGAGTAAATCTAAAATGACCATCTGCTGTTCTGATAAGCAAATGAGGCATTGTTGTATTATCTAATGTAGTTTTAATATTAGGTTCTACTGTCTCTTCCCATACTTTTGTGTTGTCAAAAAATTTTACATAATAATTATCAAAACTATTAGAAGCATCTCCTACTACCTCAACTACCATTCCATTAGGTGCTACTGCTGGTAAGTCGCTAAATTTTTGTACTTTGTCATAAACAACACTTGAAGCTTGGTCTCCATAACCATCTGTTGCACTTACAGCTAGAGTACCGGAAGCTTTAAGAATTGAAAAACTTGAGTTACCAATATTTGTAAAAGTTAATCCAGCAGGACTTCCTATAGCTGTTCTAAGACCATCTCTAATAGTTTGAGTATTAGTATTTCCACTTGTAAATGAATATGTTGTTCCATCTATAGTTAAGGAATAAGTTGTAGAATTAACACCTTGCTTAACTGTATAAACTGCTTGTTCAATTTTAGCAGGACTTGTTGTTGCTGACATAGCAACTGTTTGAGTAGTATTAATAATATAAGTATAATCATTTACTGTTAATGCTTTAAATTCATCTCTTGGAGTTACTGATGTTAAATATGTTGCACTACCTGATGCAAAAACAACATTTTTTTCTACACCAGCAATAGTAAAAACTTTTAAACCTCCATTAGTAATTACTACTACATATCTTTCAGAAGTATCTCTATTAATTGTATGAATATAAGCATCACTAAAAGATGTTGCTGAAATTTTTGCAATATGTTGTGTTGGTGGTCTTTTCTTTAAACCTTCAACAACATTTGATAATCCATTTATTTGGTCTGTAGCTTGATTATCTAGTCTTAAAATTTCTGGTTGCTGACTTACACCACCAATAAGATTAGGAATATTTCTTGATATAAGTGGCATATTATTATGTTAATTTTACACCACGACTTCTATTAACTGTTTTAAACTGGTCTAAACTATTAAATATTGAATGGTCTGCTGTTGCTGTATCTGACTGTCGTAGAAAAATTAATGCGTTAAGTTCATCTGTAGTTGAAAATTTATGTATGGCTGTAGCACCTAATAGTCTGTCATGGTAAATTCTTGATGCTCTTACTTTAATATAATTTCTTGCTGGTTCTGGTAAATCTTCAAATTGTAATAAATAAATAATATAAACATCATCAAAATTTTTATCCCAAATAAAACTTTCTGTAGCTAAATTAAATAAAAAACTTCCTCTTATAACTGGGTCATAAGTTGTTTTGTTAATTAATAATGGATTAAATTCTAAGTGCATAACATTGGCACTTATTGGGATTTTGTTACTGTTATCTCTAGTTAATGATACTTTGTAGCTAGAATTAAATTTCCATCCTACCATTTGTACTTCTCGATTTACCTCATTTAAAATGTTGATTGCCATAACTGCATCGGTAGGAAGAGTACCTACAAGAGAATTGATTGGAGCTTCTCCTATAGTGCTTAACATTTGGTTAACAGCTTGTAATTCAGTTGTTCGTGTAATTATTGTTGTCATTAAAATTAATAAGACGTGGCGTATATTTCAACGCCACATCTATTCTCGTTATTAGGTCTTATGCGGCAGTTTGTATTGCACAAGCACTTTCCGGTCTTAATATTCCATGACCAAGAGCCATCTTAGACACCATTAAAGTACCTTGTCTTCGAATGTCGTATTCACTTTCAACACCGAGGTCTAAAAGTTTAACAGTTCCAATAGCTGATTTATGGAATACAGTAGCAACAACAGTAGACGCATTTACGTTGTAAGTATTTTGCGTTCCTGAAACTGCTGACGAATTGTCTGCGTATGCAGTAGTCGCTGTGTTGGATTTAACAATATTTATTCCTGCAACTTTAATTATTGTTCCATCAGAATAAATACCATTTTGACCTCCAAAATCCCTATTCAAAATCTTATCATCTTGAACCAGTTTGTAATAAATTGAAGGCTTCACAACACAAAACCTATCCACGCTAGGTACATCATTTGCATCCATAGCACTTGCACAGTCGAAGATGGATTGAATAAGTGATGTTGCGTTTGTATCTGCATCCGCATCAACAACTTTAGTTCCAGCTCCGCCACCTGTGTAGTTAGCAGACGCTCTTGAAGCTAATACAACAAGTTGAAGTAAATTCTTATCAACTGTATTTGCCAAAGCTCTTCCTTGCTCGGATGTATAAATACTTCTTACATCATAGTGGTTTTTTGCTTCGTCAAGATTTGACAAGAAAGAATGACTGATTAACAGGTCATCAATGTTGATTACTTTTTCAACATGTCTGACTGCTGTACCAACTATTTCTTCTCCAACTGCATGATAAGAGGCACTTGTAGTTCCAATTACTGGAAATTGTGCTGACTTACCATTTTGTATTTGCCGTACCATAGACATGTTCAGCATTTGATTTTCTCTTGTAAAAGTGGCGAGGACTTCTCCGCTCCATACTTTTAAAAAGAGTTCATTAACTGAACCGGCTAGGTTTGATTGACCCAAACGAGAAAACTGTAGCATTAGCCATAGTTTATCATTTAGTTAGTTAGTTATAAAACCATCACATATTTTCAAAAAGTTCTCTCAATTATATTATCCGCAAATAATAACATGAGGCAGTTTTTATCTTCGTGAGGCTCACACCTCTTTAAAAAGTGTGTGTGATTATTTTGTAAATTTATCCATAATATTTAAACCAAAGCTACCACAATATACAACTAATACAGCATATAATAGTTCTGATGGTGCTGATTTAATTATTTGAAAACCTTTTATCATATAAGGTTGAAGTGCAGGTATAAAACATACAGCTATACCAATAGTAGTAAAGATGGTTAGCCACTCATCTTTCCACGAGGTAGTAGAAGCCTCTACTTGTGCAACTTGCACAGTTTTAGCGGCTTCTATTTCTGCTATTCTTTCAATCTTTTTTATTTCTAAATAATGTTTTGCTTCTCCTATAGTCTTATCAATTACTATAGATGTAATAGGATTTTTAATTAAATTAACTAAAAACCCCCACATTAGACTACCGATGATAATTTAATTTTATCTTCTACAGATTTTCTAAATGCTGGGTCTGCATTATATTTAGGATTATTCATATCAGATAACATTTCTGCAACTGATTGATAACCTAAAGAAGCATTTGATTTAGAACCTGATAATAAATTTGGTTCTCTAGTTCCATTTCTGTATCTAGCATTTACACCAGCAACAGCTAATTGTATTTGTTCTAATGAACCATTAGTTAATAAATCATTAAAGGTATCTATTTCTGAAGCTTCTAAATTTTCTGAAGCCCATTGAACCATATTTTTATAATTATCTTCTCCACCTACAGTAGCCATAATTGAAGCATCATTTTTATCACTAATTGCTCTTTGACCTTGAATGTAAGCATTTACTAAGTTTCTATCAAAACCTAATTTTTCTAATTCTTTAAAACTATTTTCTGATATTTCTCCTGATTGAGCATACTCATCATAAAACTTTTCTAATTTATTAGATTGAATATTTGTATCAGTATCAATCTTCATATCTTTTGGAGATTGTTTTGTAGAAAATTTTTGTTCAAGTTCTTTATAAGCTTTTGCTAAATCTTCTACATTATTAAATTTGTCCGGTAACCAATTTGGTCTATCAGAAATCTCACTTTTAACTTCCGTTGTTTGAGTTTCTTGTTTAGCTTGTAAATTAGTTTCCAGTTCTTGAGCTGATTGTTCAAGAGTTGGACTTGCTTGTGTATTAGTTAGTGTTACTGTTTCCACCATGTTTACTCCTTATTGTTGATTGTTACCTTGCATATAGGCTAATGTCTCTCCTATTGCTTGAGCAGGAACATTTCCTGCTATCTTTTCTCCAGCATTTACTAATGCTTGATTTTGTTGTTGTGCCATCATTTGTTCTTGTTTTGCTATCATTTCATTTTGTATTTCTTGAGGACTTTTAATTAATCCTTTTGCTTCAATACCATCTGCTAATGCAAGTCTGGATATTGCTTCAGTTACATTAACGTATTGTTGTATTGTTTGTCCTCCAAGTGTTGCACTTAATGTTTGTAAAAATAAAACTAATTTATTTCTATCTGTAGTTCTTCCCAAAGCTTCAATACCTGTAATTACTTTTGGAGATACAATACCTTTTGGTAGTTCTGGTAATTTTTTAGATTTTTGTAAAACATTTATTTTTCTTTTTACAAAAGGTAATTGAAATTCTTGACTTAATATTCCGTAAATACCACCTAAACTATCTTGTAATTCTTGAGCAACATAACGTACCTCTTCTGCGGTTGTTCTTTCACTATTTCTAACAACTGAAGCATTTAATAAAAATGCGTAAGATAATCGTTGTTCTATCTTATTTGCGGCTTCATACGTTACTCTAAAATCAGCAAATTTTTGTAATTGTAAAACTGTAACATCATTAGCACTTCCTTCAATGATTGCTCCATTTTCGCTTTCAGCTAAAGCTTGAGCTCTTGTTGTTCCATTAGGAGCTACTAAGAATAAACATTTAGCAGATGCACTAGCGCCTTCTACAATAGCTTTTGTTAAACCTTCTAATGAAATTAAATCTCCTAAATATTCCTCAACATACGAACGTCCATAATCTTCATTGTCTACTTTAATCATTCGTAAAGGTATGTATGGAGATTTGTCTATATCAAATGTACCAACACTTTCTGGTACTGTAATTCCTTTTACTTCTTGATGTATATAAAATTTATTTTTTTGTCTTTTTACACATGTATATAAATCACAAACACTATCCTCATTATATTGATTATTAGTTGAAGATAACATTTTCTGTATATCAAGTGGTAAAGCATGATGAGCTATACTTTCTTTTGTAATAATTTCTAAAACATTACCTATTGGGTCTCTATCAATAACATAATGGGATAATGGAAATACTCTTACACCTTCTTTAGTTACATATAATAAAACATTACCACCAACAATAAGATGTTTAAGTGCTTCAAATATTGACACTCTATCATTAGATATTTCAATATCATTCATAACTGCTTTTTCAACTTCAGCAAGTCCAATGTCTATTTGTGTTTTTAAATTTTCGTCTTGTTCTATTTCTTTAAGTGCAAAGTTATCAATACCTAATCTAAAAAATGGAGAGTTAGGAGGTAATAAACTTAATAAAAGTTTTGATGATAAATTATTTACACCTCTAGCTCCAATACCTTGATATGTAGTTTCAAATTTATTTGATGATGTAGAACCACTATCTGGTATAAGAGTAGGTATTGTTAATTTACTACATTCCCTAGCTCTCTCTAAATACAATTCTCTTATAGAAGCTTTTTTTCTATATCTGCTTTCTATTGATGTATAGTTAGTGTTTCCACTAATATACGCATTTTCCATTTTATAATCCTCCGACTATAGGTATTCTAAGCACAGATGAGCCTATTCTTTTTTTGTCGTAAGATGACGCTTTGTTCATATCTCTTCCATCAGCTTCACTAAATCCAGCAGGTTTTGGACTGCCTTGTGTCATAGCTGTTATTGGTGGTGGAGGAGGAGCAATAGGTTCAGGAGGCGGTGGCGCAGGAATTGGCCTTGACATACACATATATTATTTCTCCATTATATTGTTTGATTGTTCAGCGTGTTTTTGATGTAAAAATCTAACAACGCTTCTTTGTCCGATACGATAATGAATTTCTTTAAGTTCCATATTTATTTCCGGAGTTTTTTCTGGAAATAGTAAGTCTAAAGCATCCAATAATTCTTTTGTAATTACTGGTAATTTTGCTTGATTTTTATTCATATATCTAAAGTGTCCTGTTGTTAGCTAATTATAGTCTCTTTCAAGGATAATATTTAGGTAATGTATGGCCTTTAATATGTCTTGTTTTTTTCCTTTATGTTTATGTCGGCATACATATTTAACCACACAACCTTCTGCAAAAAGTAAATGATTATCATTTATAAATTTTGATGGCTGTATAGCCATTGTTTTATAATGAGAACCACCAACTTGTTGTTTAAAAACTTTAGACACTAGGAGGTAACCATAAAATTGGTTTTTGTTTTAGACTATCCCAATCTGTTGTTCTTAATATTCTTGCTAATCTTGCTTGTGTAAGAGCATAATTTTCATCAAGTTCAGCCCTTTTATATTCAGCTATTACTGCTTTCCACATATCTGGAAGTTTTTTATTTATATTAGCTAATACTCTTTGTGCCTTAACTGCACCTACATTAGGACATCCACCAAAATTATCTGTTAAATCTCCAACTAATGTTTGATACATAAAATTATAATCTGCTGTTTGTTCATCAACTATTTCTGTACTGTTATCATGTATAAAATGATGAAGAGCCGGTATAGTTCTCATATCTTTGTCTGAAGATAAAATAATACAATTATCTTTATATTCTTTTGATGTAGCTAAAATACCTAATACATCATCTCCTTCTAAATATTTATAAGAAATAGTTTTATAATTTTTTGTAATGTATTCTTTAAGAGGTTTTACAACTATTGGCTTTCTAACTTTTTTTCTATGAGATTTATATTCTGGAAATATTGATTTTCTAAAATTATCTTTATCATCCATAGCAATAATAACTTCATTACAATTTAATATTTTTTTATAATAATTTATTGCATTATCAAGTAATTCTTTACCTAATTTTAAATCTGAATGAAGTGTCCATATATCATCTTCCCATTGTATTGGTTCTTCAATACCACTTGCTATTTTATAAACAAATACAGAACCATCTACTAATAATTTTCTTTTCTTTCTTTTAATTTTTCCTACCATTTATAACCCCTTTATTTTTATTAATTTAATTATGTTGTGCGTTGGTATCGTTGTTGAATTTGCACAATCACTTATAGCTTTATTATTTTCATCAAAACTAATATCCGCAACAAAACGATAACAATTATTTTTTTTAGAAATTAACCACCCTGCTGTTACACAAACGGATGGTTTAGAATTTTTAATAATCTCTAAACTTTCCCAAGATGAATTACTGTTTGTATCAATCCAATATGCTAAATAAAAATTATAAGGAAATATTTTTTTAGTTAATCTTGGGTAATTTTTTTTTTCTTTTAACATCTACTATTCTCCAAAAATCAATGAAATCTGTCATAGGAATAAGCACACACTTAGATGCTTTGTTATCCCCAAGCATCCTTAAAAATTTGTTTAAATTGTTTTCTTTCTTTTTTTTAAATATAAATTTTCTTACAATCTTTTTTAAAATATATGTCTCAACTATAATAAAGCCTATAATTACATCGTTATATGTAAATGAATGACACCAATATTTAGCTTTAGTAGCTTTTATTCCAGATTTTTTTCCATAACTCTCAAGTTCAATACAAATATTTCCAGACTTTCTCCAAAAATCTCTTTCGTGTTTACATTCAAATCGGTCAACAATACCTAATATTTTAGCAATAGATTTTTCATGTAGCTTGCCTTTACGCAAATCAAAATCAAAATCTTTGTTATTGTTATACATTAAAAAAGTTTCTATAAATGTTGTTTTAACTAGCCCTCGTGGTGAAATTGGTAGACACAAAGGACTTAAAATTCTTGCCGCTTGCGGAGTGCCAGTTCGAGTCTGGCCGAGGGCACCAATAATTTACTAATGTGTTTGTGACCAATTCTGTCCGATTTTATATTGAGCGTCTAATGGACATCTTAATTTAAAATAATCTCCAGCTTCTTTAATTGAAGCTACTGATAATTTACCAACGTCATCAGCATAAGAAGATAAACATTGTAACTGTAACTCATCGTGAATATGAGCAACCATAGAAACAATTTCTTTGTCATATTTTTTTTCTTTAAATTTGTTATGTAAAATTACTGTTGCTTGTTTCATTAACAATCCTCCAGCAGATTGTATTAATGTATTAAGACTAGAGTGTTCACTACGAATATGTAGTTTACGTTTGTCAAGTCCATATAAAAATTTTTGATTATTAACTGTAGAAATAATATCATCTCTTAAAAATTTTAATGCAGGAATATTTTTAAATAATTTAAACTTTATTTCTCTTCCTTCTTTATTAGTGCCACCAACAATCGCACCAAGTTTTTTATCTCCGATACCATACACCACACCATATATAACCCTTTTTGCCAAATCACGATTGGATAATCCGATAGCTCTTTGATTGGAGGTATGTATATCGCCTTCCAAAAGATTTTTCCCAAAGTCTCCATTATCGTAACGAGCCAAATAATGTGCAAGACAACGAAGCTCAAGACCACTAGCATCACAGCCGATAAGAACGTAGCCAGTAGGAGCATAAAATAAACTACGACATTCTTTGCCGTATGGTACAGATACCGAAGGCACTTGTGTAATATTAGGTCTTTGATGAGTGCAACGCCCAGTAATAGTTCCGCCAACAATAACTTGCCCATGTAATTTTCCGTTCTTCTCTAACTTTAGCCAAGCGTAATCTCCTTCAGCTAATTGAGCTATTCTTTTTTGTATTAAAAAATGTTCTGATAATAATTTTGCCTCCGGATAGGGAAGAGTATCTAAAACTGTTTCATCAACTTTAGGCTTTCCATCTGGAGTAAATTCTTGTGGTTTCCATCCTTTTTGCATTAATCTATCCGATATATGGTCTCTTGAATTAGGATTGAAAATAACGTCCTCAAATTTTTCTACTGGCTTACCTTTAATATAACCCTTAGTTTTATTGTCTCTTTTAGGTACAAATATACCAATAGACTTGCTCCAATTTGGGAAGGCTAAAGCTAGTTTTTTCTCTAACTCTAGCCTTCGAGACGCAAGTGAGGCGTACAGCTTCTTTGCAGAAGCCACATCAAAATAAAATCCATGTGCTTCTTGTTGAATTATGCACTTAGCAAATTCATGCTCAAGCTTTATAGCCTCTTGTGAATAGTTCTGTTTTACAATTAACTTGTATAGTTCATGTGTTACTTCAACATCTAACTCACAATACTTTTGCATTTCTTCAGACCATTTAGAAAAGTCTCCTGTTTTAATAAAGTCTCCTTTTCTTAAACCAAGTCTGTAACCCCAAGCTTCAAGACTATGTCGTCCAGAAAATTGAAGTGGAAGATTTTTTATTTTATAATCTTCTTCTTTTATATTAGTCCATATCAACCTAGTAACTAATAAAGTATCTAATACTTCTCCATTATAATTAAAATTTGGATATAGTTTTTTTATTATAGCTAAATCAAAACTTAAAATATTATGACCAACTAATAATTTAGAACCACTTAATATTTTGATTGCTCTATCTATTTCATCAAATTTAAAAGAATAGATTTTATTTGTTTCTATATCTTTAATTGCAATACAATGGATTTTAGTTACATCTGATAAGAACCCATTTGTTTCTATGTCAAATATAAGTTTCATTATTGTAACACTATTACCTTTATGTTGTTAACTTGGGGTAAAAAATACCCAACCTTTTTTAGTATGTCGTCTAATATTTTTTTAGATGATGTTGTTGTTACAAACAGTATTGAACTTACGGATGGATTTTTTAAAACTAAATGAAATGAAAGTAGTAATCTATTAAGAATAGAGAATACATAAATTTTTTCATTATCATCTAGCTGTTCAAATTTTTCATCATATTCTAAATACTCATGTAGAAATGAATTAATGTGCTGTTGCAAAATCTTGTTCATTAAAACTTCCTTCACTTAATCTACCAGAAATTTTATCGTAATTAAGTACACAAGCTAAACCTGTATCTCCTGTATATCTGTTCTTTAAAACTCTAACTGACATTACATCTTGTTTATTTATAGATTGTTGGTTTCTTTCAAAACCTACAACAATATCACTAAGTTGTGCTAAAGCATGTGAACCTCGTAAATGACTTAACGATGTCAATGCTCCTTCCTCATGGCCTTTGTTACCTTCTATTCTTTTTAAATGACAAACAATAATAAGACCAAACTTTAACTCTTCAACTAATGTTCTTAATTTAGTCATCAGATAATCTATTAAACGTCTTTCATCTCCATCTAATCCACTTACAACCATATTAATATGGTCTAAAATAATAAACTCACAGTCCTTACCTTTAACTAAATATCTAATTTTCTGTAGAATATAATCACAATCACTACTACCAAACTTGTCTTGAAAATAAGTTTTACCATCTATTATTTTTTTCCAAGAATTTTTTATTGTTTCATCATCAACCAGTTTAAATACTTCTTCATCATAAACTCTTTTATTTATATCTATTCCAATTAAACCTAAAATAGTTCTTTCAGTATTTTCCTCTAAAGCTATGTAACCAACTTTTTTATTTTCTTTAATTAAATGGTAAGCAATCTCACGGCATACCTGTGATTTTCCTGTACCACTTCCGGCTGTAAATAAAAGTATCTCGCCCTTTCTAATACCTTTAATCTTTTTATTAAGACCATTCCAAGGATATGGAATTGAAATAGGTTTATCTCTATTTAAAATTAAATCTAATGTATCGGAACCAGATATAATTCCTTCTGGTAAATAAGATTTTGCATTAAAGATGTGTTGTATAATTTCAGTCTCTTTATTATTTAACAACATCTCATTAGCATCTTTTAGTGGAAGTTTTGCAATTTTTGCTTTGTTATGTGAAAATAATTCTGCACATTCTACAGAAGCTTCTTGACCGGCTTGGTCATTATCAAACATAAAAATAATATTTTCAAATGTTTCTAAATAACTTAAAGATTTTTTTATATATTTTCTAGCTGACTTTGCACCACTAGGTACAGATACAACTGGCCATTTATTTTTTTGAATTTGAGATATAGACAAACAATCAATCTCTCCCTCAGTAATAACAATATACTTTTGTTTTTCCTTCCACTTATTTTTACCAAACAAAGAAATTTTATTAGTGTCCCCTAACCAAATAAATTCTTTATTAGGAAATCTTAAATGCTGTGCTACTAAATTAAAATTATCATCGTAGTATGGTGCTATATGTACTGTTTGATTTTTATATGTTCCAACTTGATAATCAAAAAATCTACAGGTATCTAATGAAATACCACGCTTGTTTAAATTTTTAAATTCTCCTTCTATCATATTTAATGTCGGTTTATTCTTTGATAATATTTCAAACTTTATTTCTGATGGTGCTTCTCTATAAGAACATCTAAAACACCAAGCATGATTGTCGGAGTATCTAGCTAGGTTATCTCCCTTGCTATCGAAACCTTTATCTCTACAATTTGGACATGCTTCATGTTTAATAAATTCACTATGGTTTTGGTTCTGGTTTATCATTAGGTAAACTTGTTCCTTTTATCCAATCACATTCAGTTACCGCCCAATCATCAACATTAAAGCTTGGACATTTTTTATCATGGGTAAAATGATAATGGCCTTTGATTTCTGCCTTTGGATATTTATTGTGTAATTCGTATATTAATGTTTTAAGACTTTCCCATTGTTTTGGCTCAAAATTATTTTCCCACATATTAATATTATCTTGTGATACTCCACCTACCATACAGATACCAATACTGTCATGGTTTCTACCAAGAGTATGTGCGCCAACACTATCCGTTGTTCTTCCATCTTCAATAATTCCGTTACGTCTTATAATAAAATGATAACCACAATTAAGAAAACCTCTTTCAATATGCCAACGATTAATCTCTTTAAATCCTATATCTTGTGATGGTCTTGTAGCACTACAATGTATGATAATATAATTAGTTTGTTTTCGCATTTGATATTAGTAAGCAACTTTTTTTATTGATGTTTAATTGGCAGAAGAGCCTATGATTAATTTGAAATTTATAATTTATTAATTATAAAAAAATAGAATAAGGTACACATGTTTGTTTATAGAAGATGTAAATGAAACTAATTAATAAAGATAAAGTTATTATTGTATAAATAATATTTGTAATCTTTTCTTGTCTCTTTGCTTTTTCACGAAGTTGTCTTTTAAAATTATCTAAAATATTTTTACTTTGCATTTTGTTTACTCACTATTTCATTTACCCATTCATCAGGTAAAAATTTTTTTGTTGATTGAATACAATGATATTTAAAACCTTTAAGCTCACACCATTTTGCATAGGAAGTAGAACTTTTTTTTCCTATCTTTGTTTTTGAATTGGAAAAAACAAATCGTATATCTAGTTGAGGATGTTGTTCTTTGACTATTAGATGTTTCTTTCTATCTGATGTTAAGAACTGTCCTTTAGTTTCTAAAATAATATATACATCTTCCACCGGACAAATAAAATCTGGTGTATACTTACTGGCTTTAGAAGGCTTGAGGTAAGAAATTTTAATACTTTCATAATCAGCTTTTATTTTTTTCTGTTTAAGAAAAACATCAAACTCTTCCTCAAGCTTTGACTTAAATTTAGAAGTCGGCTTGGCTGGCCAAGTCTTCTTCGATATCATTGGTCTTCATATTTTTAAATGAACTGTTGCCATCAACTTTGTCAAACTGTGTTTCAGATTTACCCTCAACAAGGTCTTTGACCTGAACAGCTTTTAATCGCAACGTAACTCCAGCACCTAACGCAGGTGTGTAATAAGTGTGAGGTATATAATTTATTCTTACTACGCTACCTCCCCAGATTGTAGTATCTGGATTGATAGGATTGCACTCATTGTCAAATAGTGCTGGACGTTGTTTAAAACTATCGCCAGTTTTTTGGTTTTTACCACTAGCTTTCATTTTAAATTTAAAAACAGTTTTTCCATGTTCTGATTTATAAGGAATATGTGTTGATTTTTTTATTCCTTTTTTATTTAACTTTTCCTCAGCCTCTTTGACTGCTTTATCCATAAAGGAATTGATTTGTTTAATCATTCCTTGTGCATCAGTTGTAGATATTTCTAAATCAACTTTAAATTCGCCTTCAGGCTTGTATCTAACATCAGCCTTAGACAACCATGGATATAAAGCTATCCCAAAAGGAGAAGTAAACGCCTTACTTTTTTCCATTATAACTCCATTGTTTATTGTTGGTTAAGTTTCTAGTCATCTATAGTGTCCTTTTGTGTACGCTAGCTAATACATTTATGAACAAAAATAGTCACTTTGTAAAACTAAAGATAAATCTAGGTTTCTTTTTTTTGGTAATGGTGGTATGTGTTTATGATTGTCTTCTGATATTTGTGGTTTTATTTCATTTAAAAAATCCTCTAATAAATTTTTGTTATTAAATATTTCAAAGAATGATTGTTTAACACAGCCATTCATTATGTTCATATCTGTAGCAAGAACTCCATAACTATCATGTATAGTTGCAAAGTTTTTAATCCCATTTTGAGAAGCTTTACATATTGCTGATTGTAATATTGCACCATCTAACGAATGAACAAAAGATGGAGATATTGAATTAGCTACTTTACTAACATCAATTTTATTAGTCTCTATTTGTATAGTAGTTTTTTTTATATCACTCACATACTTATTTAATTTTGGTCTCCATATTTTTTCTCCCATATTTGTATTAACTCTTTTTGTTTTCATTACTGGACAATACATTTGAACTATTGCTCCGTTAGGTGTTGTCCAAGTTATTGGTAGATTATTTTCAGCAACTAACTTTGATACTTTTTGTAACCAATTCATAGCTTCTTTTGCAGAAACAATTACATTATCTAAAGCTTTCCATACTATCCTTGATAAGTAAGCTGTTGCTACAAATAATTTTGGCTTGCCTTCTCTTGGGTTTTTATCAGTTGAGAAAGGATTAGGTACACCATCCTCTTCATTTTCTTTTATGTATTCCTCAATATATTTTCTACAACTAAACTGTGTAAGACCATACACTACACACATAGTAACTTTTTTAGTTGTATATCTATTGATACCATACTCAATCCACATATTTTTAAGTTGACTATCTGGCTGTTCTTTTAACAATCGTAATACCTCTTCTGCTACTTCTTTATAAACATCTTGTGGTTTTTCTTCTGGTGTAAGATTTGTAGCCTTAGCTCCTCTTTCATCTGCAAGTAGTCCAGAAAATATTTGTAGTCCACTATTAGTGCAATCTGAATAACAAGGTAAATATGTAACAAAATCTGATGTGCGACCAAATTTTACAAAAGCTTCCCATTCAAAACAAAATGCAAGAAATTGAAAAGGCTCTGAACATGAACCCCAAAATTCATAATGGTTATGTGGGTCTCTTGCTGTATCTATTATTTGTTTTTCATTTTTATCTACCCACTCTATTCTATTTGTAAGAGTATCCTTATCTACTTCTCCATAACAATTAGCGCCATGTATAGCTAAACTTGCTAGTGCCTCATTACTTTGTAATTGTTTACCATTAGTAAATAATAATAATGCTTTTGGTAAATCTCCATTTTGATAATTAAAAAATTGAGGAACACAATACAATCTCCATCTGTAATCATACTGACATGGAAAATGTATATTTGGATAACTTTGAAATGTTGAAGCTATTTCAAAAACTTTTGCAAATAATATACGCTGACTATTTAAAGAGGCATTGTATTCACATATAGCTTTCTTACGTCTGCTCCAATCTATTCTTGCTTTTTTATTATCAGCTATATCGTGAGGCTTTGGTGGTATATCTAAATTATATTTAGCCGGTATCTTACCAACAGTTAAACCTTTATCCCAAATACTTTTAGCTACATCTAAAACTTTATTATTAATTTTAAATGATGTGTCCTGTACTAAATTAATACATTCATAGACCAATGGCATTTGATTTATTCTGTTAGATATTTCTTCTAAGTAAGCTCGTGAAGCTTTTTTAATTAAATTATAGTGCATGTTCTAAATTCTTTGGTCTTAATTCTTTGATATAATAACCACCGCTATATGGATTGACCCATCGCTTTGGTCTAATAATCATTGGTAATTTAAAAGGTTTTAATATCTCACTATGAAACTTTTTATTCTCTATCCACTCTAATGTTTTAGGTGTTGCTTCAACATGCTTATACATTTTATTACCCTTTACTTTGTTAATTAACTGAACAAATCCTGTGTGCTTAACAAGTAATTCTAATAATAATTTACCTAATTTTATTTTATCTTCTTTATCAAAACCTTTGAACTCAAGCTCATGTTTATTCATAGCATACATAAACACTTTACGTTTATGTCTGTAATTGTTTTTAGATTTTAACCAGTCAACAGTTTGCGTATAGTTTTTACTATCACGCTCTTTGAAGTATAAACCTCTTGCTTCATCTTCTATTGATGAACTTATTTTTACGATTGCTTTTGCCTGTGTGGAACCAATAGTTACACTATCGAGTACAGACTTTAATGTGATGAAACTGATTGCACTCCATCTATCTAAATAAGATTTATGATTGCTTTCAATATCTATATCTTTGGTAGGAATACATTTGGAAAGTATGATTGCTTCACTTGCATATTTAGTTGCATGACCATCAAAGGCTTTTATAAAATACTCATTGATTGATATGCACATTGGCTCTAAACCAGACTGTGCTAGTTGCTGGCCATAAATTGTAACGCTTTCACTTGTTTCTCTTGGGTGTCCGTCTTTGTTGATTTTTTCTTTTGTTTTATTTATTGTTTTATGAAACCTATTTATTCCGGAACGTATCATTTCAAGCTCTAGTTTTTTCTCTTGCTCAATACACTCGTGTAATGTTTTAGGCACATCAGTATTAGTTTTTGTAATACCTAGTTTTTCTAATATCTTTTTATCAAATTGCATATCAACCTCTTGGTGTTCTAGTTATGTTTATATTTGATGTGCAAATGTGCAGACGACTACTACGCTAGCGTTAGTTTAGTAGATACACAAGCACATAATAAATTATACTTGATGTAACTACTATTAAGTTACGTTAGTTAACAATATACGGATAGGTAGTTATCGTAAGTAGTTTTTAAGACCCATCCTTTTATAACTACTAACAATAACAATACTTTTTATATACCATCCGCACAACACATTTGTAATTGTGCATACTCACGCACAATCACGCACACTCCTTTACTTAGAATTACTACCAGAAACAACTTTTAACTCTGGAGCATTTCTTACGTTAAGACTATTTGCCATATTTGCTACATCATCAGCAAACCAATGCAAATATCTTTTTAACTGAGGGCTGTTAGGAGACCAGCCCATCCATCCACATACAGCAGATAAAGCCCATCCTTTTGAAGCAAGTCTACTTGCACAAGTATGTCTACAGACGTGCATAACCCAATTAGGATTATTAGATTGGCCTAAGTAATAACGAATTGTATTCCACTTTCGATAAATTTGTTTATAATTAGTCATAAATAATCTTGCTTGATTTTTTCTTTTTAACATAATCTCAAGCACTCTATTTGATACTCCAACTAACGATTGAGTATTTGTTTTAAATCTTGTTACATTTAAAAAATATAACTTTTTATTATTTCTTTCAGTAACAATTAAATCAATAGGTTTTAATGATAATAACTCCTCTACTCTACAGCCTGTATCTATTAAACAAATTATTATATCTGCCATATCTGTGTAAGCAAACTTTTCACAAGCTAACAACATACTATTTTCTTCATCAACTGAAAACGTACTTGCTCTACTTGCTACGTTCTCTCGTTGTCTTCGTATCTTTAAAACATCATTAGCTGTTATTCTGTTCTGAAATAAAGCATGTCTAAATATTTTTGTTAAACACGAGGCTCTTCTATTTCTTGTAGCTGTATCCGGAAACTGACATATATAGTTTCTCCAGTCGTCTAATTTAATTGTTCTTAATAATCTATTTCTACCAAAAAAAGCTATCATACTCATGGCATAAAATTTTTGTTTTCTTCCATGTTCGCTATTGCACCAAGGTTTATCGTCAAAGTCTTTATCATAAAAACAATTATGAAAAGCCTCGTTTAAACTTATTTCTTTAACTGCTCTTTTTGCTTGTAATTGAACTCCATTTTGTAAAGTTGCTCTCATAGATGTAACTAACTGTATTGCTTGAGCCTCAGTATCTACAATTTTAGTAAACCTCTGGCCTCGCACAGATATGTCAACTCTATATTTATTATCGTGTTGTCTGTAACCTTTACTCATTGTTTCTCAATAAATAGTTTTTTAAACTTTTCGCCTAGTGATGTTAAACTTATATTTTTAACTCTAGCATCTTCTGTACTCATGCTTAACTTTATGAGTCCAAGTCTAATTAAAGAATTATTATGTCTAGTACCATTTGCAGAATTAGGACGTGGAACAGAAAAATTTTTATGTATATAATCAGTTACATCTGTAATAATAATCCTTTTACTTGTATCTTTTTCTAACAATTTACAGATAGCGTAAAACTGTATTATTGTATTTAAATAAAGACCATTTTGAAACATTTTATTGTTTGCTAACTTTACAAACTCGTTTGAAATTTCTAAAAATTCCATACTTTTTATTACCTCACTCTCATTTTAAACCTATGAATAATTAGAGCTAAGTAGGTCTGTTATAATTTCTTTAGCACAACATTAAAAGTTTAAAGAATTTACTTAGCAATTATTATTCACTTGCATATTTAACTTTACGTTAATTATATTCGCTAGTCAATATCTATAATTAAGTAATTTATTATAATTTTTTATCTTGTTTATATGGCTCATACAAAGTTTTAATAGCTGGTTTTTCTACAGATATAAATAACCTGTGTTTGCCTAGGCGTATGGTAAATATTTTTTCATACTCATTCTCATCCCTTGTAAACTGTAGGTATTTTTTAAAGTAATTAGAGCTAAATTTTTCTTTTGA